GCAATTGTCATTGGTGTTGGTAAGCCTAAAGCTCCTATGATGGCTAAGGGTGGTGCTGTAAAGCAAATGGCTAAGAAGGGTAAATGCTAAATGGCTAAACCTACAGGTGTACGATTTAGTGATCGTGAAGAAACCCAGAAGGGCTCTAAGAATTCCAAAGCTGTTACTAAAGAAGGATTGACCAATAAAAGTGATAAGGTTCCTTCAGGTAAAGCTGACTACATGCGAGACATGAAAAGCAACGTTGAGCGAATGAGTAGTTATGATAAACCAGCAACAGGTGCTGCGCGAGCAAGTCAAATAGCAGCAGCGAGTAGAGCAGCTTCTAGGTTTGCAATTGGTGCAGGTGCTCCTGTTGCGGCATTGTCTGCTGGTTATGGTTTAGGTCGTTCTATTGGAGAAGCAGGCGGTGACGAGCAAGTTCGCAAAGTCATTGAGAAAAGTGGTTTGGGTGAGAAGATTGATAAAGCCGCTACTGGTAATCGTGTTGAATTGTCTAAAGAGTCTAAAGCACGTATTGCTGCTGGTGAACTTGAAAAGGGCAAGGATGAGCGCGTGAGTAAGAAAGACTATCCCACTTACGAGAAAGATACAAAGAGTGCTTCTGCTTTTCGTGAAGACTATAAGAGTGCTAAGGAGTCTGGTAAAGACACCTTTAAGTTTGAAGGTCGTGAATATAGTACCGATAAAGAAAAGTATGCCAAAGGCGGTATGGTTGTTGCCAATTGCGGTGCCTCTATGAAACCACAACAGGGTCGTAAGTAATGCCTATTCCAGAACGAGTAAAAGCACAAATGAAAAAGGAAGGGCTGACAGCTATTAATAAAGCTAAAGCCACTCCTAGTCATCCTAAGAAGAGTCATGTTGTCATGGCAAACGAAGGCGATGTTTATAAGCTTATTCGTTTTGGACAACAAGGTGTTAAAGGTAGTCCTGAAGGTAGTAAGCGCAATGAAGCGTTTAAAGCTAGGCACGCTGCCAACATTGAGAAGGGGCCATTGTCAGCCGCCTATCATGCTAATAAAGTGAAGTGGTAATATGGCTACTAAGAAACAAACAAAGAAGATTGCTAAAGTTATGGGTGAGTTTAAAGATAAAGGGTTGCATAGCGGCAAGGGTGGCCCTCTTGTTAAAAGCCCTAGGCAGGCCATCGCGATAGCCCTATCTGAAGCTAAAGTGAAGCCTAAGAAGTAATGAGTATTACAAGCTATCCACTTTCACCAATTGAAGCAACCATTGGTGAATATACCAGCAAGGGTAGATTAAAAGTATCTAACCCTGAAGTTGTATTCTTTAATACATTTCAGTATGGTATTGAAACTGATGTCTGGGATACCTCTACAGCCAATGGTGCTTCTGCAACTTTTGACGCCACCATTAGTGCTGTAGCAATGTCGGTAACTAGCACACTCAACTCAGAATGCATTAGGCAAACAATTAACGTACAGCGCTACATCCCCGGACGCAGTTCTGAACTAACCTTTGCTGTTAGATTGCAAACACCTGTTGTTGGTGTTAGACGAAGGTTTGGTTTGTTTGACGGCGAAGATGGTATTTACTTTGAAGACAATGGCGGCGACTATGCTTGCGTCATGATTAACAGCGATGGTGTCACTCCCACCATTGAGAGGGTTAGTCGTGCCAATTGGAATGGTGACAAGCTAGATGGTGCTGGTGGCATAACTGCTGATGCTACAAAGCAACAAATTGTTTGTATTGATTATGAATGGTATGGCGGTGGACAAGTCATCTTTAGCTTTATCATCAATGGTGAGAAACAAGTCATTCACACATTTAACACAGGCAATGTCTTGTCGGTGCCGTGGTGTAAAACTCCATTCTTGCCAATTAGACTTGAACTAAAGAACACTACAGGTGCTTCTGGTACTCACTACATGTATCAAGGAAGTAACTCCTTAGTTATTGAAGGTACAACATCGCGTCTTGGCACTTTGCAAAATATGTTATCTCCTCTAGCAGGAGTTACATTAACAACAGCTAATACTTTTTATCCCGTGCTAAGCATCCGTACTAAAAGCACAAGGTTGAAAGGTGTTGTTCTTCCTTTGTCGTTTCAGGCAGCAACACTTGATAACACCAATGTGTTCTATAAAGTTATACGCAACACAACCCTGAACGGCACATGGGTAGATGTACCAGATACTGACGCCTTCACTCAATATAACTATACATCCACTGGTGCTATCTCAGGTGGTATTGTTCTCGACTCTGGTTATCTACCATCTGGTGCGAGTTCCACCATTGCACTTCCCATTAACGCCAACTATCAAATTGGTAGGAGCGCATTGGGCACGGTTAGCGATACATTCACAATTGCCATTGCTGCTACCAATGCCAACAAAAATGGCATTGCTTCTTTAACATGGGTTGAACAACGATAATGGCTACAGTAACAAGAAATAGAACAATTGGAAAAACGCTAACAACAACTAACTCAGATGTTTATGTTGTGCCTGTGCGTTATTCCGCATATGTTGATTCCATTATCATCTCCAATGTTTCTTCTGCATCGGTTACGTTTTCTCTTGATTGGTATGATAGTGCTTCTTCTACCTATTTCCCAATTGGTGGACAGGTTATAATTAAGCCACACTCGGTGATACAAATTACAGATGGTTTTATGCTTCAGTACAATGATAAGTTTCGTGGACTTGCAAGTGTTGATTCAGCCGTAACAATATCTGTCCGTATTCGTGAAGAATACTCAGTCGTACTTTAAAGGATTTCATGGCTAAAGAACTTACAGAACAACATAAACGATTTCTTGAGATTTTGTTTGACGAAGCAGGCGGTAACATTAATGCTGCCAAACTTGCTGCTGGTTTCTCTCCCGGCTACAGTACACGCCTACTGACCAACTATCTCAAGGAAGAGATTAACGAGGCTACACAGCTATACATTGCAATGAACGCACCTAAAGCTGCCATCGCTGTTGTTGGTGCTTTGAATGATCCTACAGAGCTTGGCTTGAAAGAAAAGCTTAACGCCGCTAAGGACTTCCTTGATCGTGCTGGCTTTGGTAAGACAGATAAGATTCAAGTTGAAGCAACCAATGGTGTGATGATTTTGCCAGCTAAGGATCGTGAGGAAGATTAATGTCAGAGTTTGATGGACTTGGTAAGTGGATCATGCCACAGCCTGAAGACTCTACAACCTTTGTATCAATTCCAAAGTTTGGTAGGGTTGTTCCCTTTGGTTATAAAGAAGGTGAACAAGAGGGTTGGCTTGATCCCATTCCGTTAGAGCTTGAGGCTCTTGAAAAAGCTAAGAAGCATTTGAAGCAATATTCATTACGTGAAGTTGCTGCATGGTTGACCACATTAACAGGTAGGTCTATCTCACACGTAGGCTTATCAAAACGAATTAAACATGAGCAGTCCCGCAAAAGAAAATCTTCAACTTATCGCGTCCTTACCAAGCGGTACGAAGAAGCGCTCCGCAAAGCCGAAGAGTACGAAAAGCGTATCGGTGTCAAAGAAGAAGACAGTTTCTTCGCCAGTGATAAGTATCGAAAGCTCAGAAGCACCTTTGACTCCGATCTTGGAGTTGTCCCAGCCTGAACAAGAAAACATAATCTTTAAACCCAATGCTGGGCCTCAAACATTCTTCCTTGCTGCCAATCAGCGAGAGGTTTTGTATGGTGGTGCAGCTGGTGGTGGTAAGAGTTATGCCATGTTAGCTGACCCTTTGCGGTATATGGGTCATCCGCAGTTTTCTGGACTGCTGTTGCGTCATACAACAGAGGAACTTCGTGAACTTATTTGGAAATCTCAGGAGATGTACCCTAAGATTTACCCCGGAATTAAGTGGAGTGAGCGAAAGATGCAGTGGCAAGCGCCCTCTGGTGCTCGTTTATGGATGTCCTACCTAGATAGAGACGAGGATGTACTTCGTTATCAAGGTTTGGCCTTCAGCTGGATTGGTTTTGATGAGCTTACACAGTGGCATACGCCGTTTGCGTGGAACTATATGCGTTCTCGCCTACGTACACCTGCCGCAGACCTACCAATTTTCATGAGAGCTACGACAAATCCGGGTGGGCCGGGTCATGCTTGGGTGAAGAAGATGTTTATTGATCCAGCCCCAGCTGGAAAGTCTTTCAATGCTACCGACATTGAGACTGGTTCTACGATGATGTACCCAAAAGGTCATAGTCGTGAAGGACAACCTCTGTTTAAGCGTAAGTTTATCCCTGCTATGCTGACAGATAACCCATACTTGGCACAGTCTGGTGATTATGAAACAATGTTGCTGTCTCTTCCTGAACATCAGCGTAAACAATTGCTTGAAGGTAATTGGGACGTTGCAGAAGGAGCAGCTTTTCCAGAATTTAACAGGGCTATTCATGTTATTGAACCGTTTGACATTCCTACTAACTGGACTAAGTTTAGATCAGGTGATTATGGCTATGGCAGCTACAGCGCAATTGTATGGTTTGCTGTTTCACCAAGTGACCAACTGGTAATCTACAGAGAATTGTATGTATCTAAAGTTTTAGCTATAGATTTGGCGCATATGATTACTAGGGCAGAGGTTAATGATGGCGTTGTCAGGTATGGTGTACTAGATAGTAGCTGCTGGGCTAAGCGTGGTGACAATGGCCCTTCAATTGCTGAGCAGATGATCTTAGAAGGGTGTCGCTGGCGTCCTGCTGATAGAAGCGCTGGTAGTAGGATGGCTGGTAAGCAGCAACTCCATAGACGCTTGCAGCTAGATCCGTTTACAGAAATGCCTAAGATGGTTATAACAAGCAATTGTGTTAATATCATTGCTCAACTACCCATTATCCCATTAGACAAACGTAACCCTGAAGATATTGATACCAAATCAGAAGATCACCTCTATGATGCTATACGATATGGCATTATGAGTAGACCTAAGAGTAGCTTATTCGACTATAACCCAGCTACTTCAAGAACAATTGGCATGCCGATGGCAGATAGTGTCTTCGGCTATTAAGGAATATTATGGCAACTAAACAAACACAATATACACAAGATAAAACACTAGCACTTGCTGATGTTAAATCACTAGACGAACAAGGCTTTGTTGGCAACTCGCTTTTAACATTTGTTGAGTCTCGATATACACGCGCTGAAGAAAGTCGTCGCTCTGATGAAACTCGTTGGCTCCGCGCCTATCGAAACTATCGCGGCATCTACGGCCCAGACGTACAGTTTACGACAACTGAGAAGTCTCGTGTGTTTATTAAAGTTACTAAAACTAAAACACTTGCAGCATATGGTCAGATTACGGATGTGTTGTTATCAAACAACAAATTCCCAATTAGCATTGACCCATCTACCTTGCCTGATGGTGTCATCGCTGATGTTCACTTCGATCCTAAAGATACTACACCATCTAAACCTAAGATGAGCATTCCCTTTGGTGAGCAAGGTTCGGCAGGTATCACAGCCGACTTCACCCTTGATACACTAGAGGAAATGCTAGGAGCGATGAAGGATGATTTGAAAGACATCCCAAATCTCAAGCCCGGCGTTGGTGTCACTCCTACCTCTATTACGTTTAGCCCAGCAATGGTTGCGGCTAAGAAGATGGAGAAGAAGATTCACGATCAACTTGACGAGAGTAATGCCACTAAGCATCTTCGTTCTGTTGCTTTTGAAATGGCCTTGTTTGGCACAGGAGTAATGAAAGGCCCATTCGCTACCAATAAGGAATATCCAAACTGGAATGAGGACGGTAAATATAATCCACTAATTAAAACTGTACCTGAAGCTTCTCATGTTTCCATTTGGAATTTCTATTGGGATCCTGATGCAAACAATACAGATGAGTGTCAATACATTATTGAACGTCATAAGCTAAGTCGCTCACAGCTTCGTGCTCTGAAACGCCGTCCTTATTTCCGTGCAAATGTAATTGATCAAATCATTGAAGAGGGTGAAGGATATGTTAAGAAGTATTGGGAAGATGATCTTAAAGACTTCACTCCCAACTTTGGCATTGATCGCTTTGAAGTTCTTGAATATTGGGGCAGTGTAGATATTGATCTGTTGATTGAAAACGACATTAACATTCCTCCAGAACTTGAAGATGAAGGCGAGTTGCAAGCAAACATTTGGTATTGCAATGGTCGTATTCTTCGCTTGGTACTCAATCCGTTTAAGCCTAGCAAAATTCCATACTATGCTGTTCCTTACGAACTAAACCCATACTCGTTGGCCGGTGTTGGCATTGCTGAGAACATGGACGATACACAAACGCTCATGAACGGCTTTATGCGTATGGCAGTTGATAACGCTGTCTTGTCAGGCAACCTTGTATTTGAGATTGATGAAACCAACTTGGTTCCCGGTCAAGACTTCTCAGTGCACCCCGGCAAAGTGTTTCGTCGT